TCACAGACCAATCTCCGTTTCTCCGTCCGCGTCGTACCAGGCGATCATTTTCGCGATGGCCGATGACGCCATTTCCGGATGCTGCGCGAGGTAGTGCTTGAGGATCTGCGTGCAGCTTTCGTGAGAGTGACCGGTGACGGCGGCGATCTCCGGGATCGTCGCACCGGCGAGCGCAAGCCAGGTCACGGCCGTATCGCGGAAGTCCATCTCCCAGAAACTGTCCAGCGACGGACATGGGGCAACGACGGGCGGGCCTTCGGTTCGGCCATTCTCGACCGGCAGATGCTTGAAGCGCTCGTTCGACGGGCACAGAAGGCGCGATCCGCCCTCGCCTGTCGTCTCGCGCCACAAGCCATGCACGCCGATGCGTCGGATCTCCGAGTAGATCTTGCGGTAGTGATCCGGTTTGAACGGCTCCCAGGTCTTTTCGAACAGAAGCACATGCGTGTCGACGATGCCGGCAGCGCGGCGACGCGCGGCCGCGCCATCGAGCCGGCGCGTCAGCTCCGGCGATGCCGGCAATTGCACGATAGCTCCGGTCTTCTGCTGCCGAAGCACGATCCGGTCGCGGATCTTTCCGCGCATCGTCAGCTCCAGCCGGTCGCCCTGGCGCTGTCCGGACCAGACGGCGAGCACGAAGCTGTCGCCCATCTCCGGCCAGCCGACCGCATCGGCAACGTCGATCTGCGTTTGCAGCTCGGTTCGCGTGGCAAAGCGCACGCGCGGCGCCGGGGTCTTCATACCGAGACGCATTGCCGGATTGGCTTTCAGAAGGCGGAACTTGCCGCGACGCAGGCCCCAGGAGATCGCGGCCGACATCACGCGCACNACGCCGTTGGCCNTCGACAGGCCGCGCTGCATGCGCAGGTCCTCATAGAGACCATAGAGAATGGTCTGGTCGAGCGCGTCGACATCTGCGCCCCATATGTCGGGCGCGGCCTGCTCGATAACGCGGGATTTCGCGCGATAGTCATAGCGCGTCTTCTCCGCCAGGTCCTCGGTGACGGCCGGCGATGCGAGCCAGTCGTCAATCAGCTTCTGGACGGAGTAGCGCACACGCGGCGCTGCCGCGCGCGGCCGGCCCGCGGATCTCTTCGGCGTGGCCGGCTTGGTCTCCAGCCGCTTCGAGAACGCGGCCGACCAGTCCGTCGCCTCGCCGGCTGAAAACCAATCGCCCTCGTGTCTGGTGCCCGGCATCAACTCGGCCGGATCGATGCGGCCGTCAACGGGATGTCGGAGATCCGTCGGCGCATGGCCGGCATCACGCATCTTCGGCCCCGGCGAGAAGCGCGGGCGCCCGTCGCGCCANGAGACATAGGGAATTTTCAGTTGCCGCTTGCGCATGTCACTCGCTCCCGCTCACCATCCCGAGCGCGTGTTTGTAGAGGTCAAGGATCGCTTCCTCTTCCTCGCGCTCGTGCGGCTGTTTCGTGCGCAGTGCGATGATCTTGCGCAGGATCTTGACGTCGAAGCCGTTGCCCTTGGCCTCGGCGTAGACGTCCTTGATATCGTCGGCGATGACCTTCTTTTCCTCTTCCAGTCGCTCGATGCGCTCGATGAACGCGCGGAGCTGGTCGCCGGCGACGCCGCCATGGTTTGTGCCCGTCTCGGTCATGATAACCTCATTTCGATTTGGTGGAAAAAGCGCCGCCGGCGAGCCGGGAGGAATGCCCGCCGGCGGCTGGATCGCGCCGGATGGGGACGGCGCGATGTCGGGTCAGAACGGGATGTCGTCCTCTGGCGCGAACTTCGTCAGGGCGGCGGCGGGAAACGCTTCGCAGTGATGCTCGCCCCATCGGTCAAACCAGCCGCATTCAGGGTCACAGCAGCAGTCGGCAAGAACCGTCATCCAGCGGGTTTCTGATTTCAGCCGAACGCGGTCGCCGACCTTGAACGGGTTCATCGCGGCGGCATCGGCGCAGGTCTGCGGCTCCGGCGCGCCTGCATCTCGGGTGGAGTCGAGATTTCGAAGCTTGGCAAAATGCGATGTTCCGTCATCCATCCGGACGACAGCCGAAACCGGAACGCTTTTCGGGGTTGTCTTGAAGTGCAGTTCAACGAATTGACTTTGACCAAGATGCGAGCGCTTTGTTCCGGTCGCTCCTGTTGCCTGATCTTTCAGGCTATGAATGCGCCCTTCGAGTTCCATCAGATCCGGTTCTTCGCCTGATCCATGACAGCGAAGGCACAAGTATTTGTTCGTGTTCTCGGTTTCGCTCATGCAAACCTCCATCTGTTCGACAGGAAAAACTCGGCCGGCTTTGCCGTCGGCGCTTTCAGGGGCGGATCGACCTTCAAGATGCGACCTCTTCGCGCGCGCGGCTGAATTGCGCTGGCAAGATCCTTGAAGTTCTGGATTTTCCGCGACGGGGGATCGACAGGGCGGGTCATGCCTTGCGCTCCGCTCTCTCCGCCTTGCGGTCGATCTCAGCGGCCGTCGTGCAGGGTTGGCATGCGATCCCGCCGCCCCAATGCTGTCCGGGAATATCGCTTTGACGGTTGTCCCAGCACGGATTGAGCGTGTCGTGGTGGCAAATGCCGCGAACTTTGAATGAATGATTGAGCCGTGCATCGGCTGGATACTCGACAGAAAACGTCTTCATCGTCTCGTCTCCCTAGTGCAGATCGATGTTCTTAAGCCGCGCCCAGGCGTGCAGCGCCTCGGCCCAGCTCTCCAGTTCGTGCAGCTTCTCCTGGACGTCGCGCCACTCTTCGCGAATGCGCGCCGGCGTCATGTCCTCCAGATCGTGAATGAAGGGCTTGATCAGCGCGGCATCCATCCTGTCGAACGGCGGACCCTGCCACCTTCCGGCCGGTGCATCGGCGAGGCTCTTTTCCTCCCGGTGCCCGCGCCACAGGCGCCAGTTGGCCGACAGCAGAGACGCAAGCAAAAGCGCGAAACCTCCCAAGATGGTCAACTTTAGAGCGAGTGTGATTGCGTCGAGCAGCATGCGACCCTCCGAAAAAAGCGCGGGCGGCTACGCGACACACAGGCCGCCCGCTAGGTTCTGACAGGGGAGGAAACGTCAGGGCGTGCCACGGCCTCTGACGCGGCCGGACCGGCGCAACACCCTGTCCTGGATGCGTGCCGCCCGGATCGCCACGGCCGCAAGACCGGTGACGATGGCGACGACGAGGCCGACGCCGACAAGGCGCGCCGCGTCGTATGTTCCGAATAGGTCGATCATCGCGACGACGCCTTGAGCCGGCCAATCGACGCCTCGATCAGCGCCGCCGCGTTGTCGAGGCCCTGCCGCGCTTTCGCAAGTTCGCGCTCGGCAGCGCAAAACAGCGCTTCGGTCTGAACACGATCAGCGATGAAAGCCGCGTCCGGCGCCATGCGCGGCGGCGACGGGACCGCATGGCCGATCAGCGCTTCGGTGCTGAACCCGTGCCCGCAGGCGTCGCAGCGCTGGAAATCGTAGTGCCACACCTGCCCGTCGTTGCAGCCGCACTCGGGGCAGGTCTCCAGCTTCTCCGGGGTCATGAGGCTTTCGCCTTCTTCTTGCGGTCGCGGATTTCCTGCGCGACGAGCTTGCCGTGCCAGGTGAGTTGCGCCTTGCCGTGCAGGTCGCTGACCAGCTTGCGCTGGATCAGCCGCTCCATGGTTGCAAGCTGCACCGTGGTAAAGTCGCCACGCGCGCGGTAACCACCCTTCACCCGCATAAACGGTCGGCCGATCATCGACGCCAAGAGATCCCGCTGCGCCGAGCTGAGCGCGGCGATCTCGTCGGTCACCAGCGCATCGACCTGCCCGACCTGTCTCATGGTCGCGGTCATGCCCGGCCTCCATAACGTGCGTGGAGCGCTGCGCGCTGCGCGTCGACCTGCGCCCGATGGGCGGTCGCTGATTGCTCCGGATCGTTGTCGTTGGATTGCTGCGCCGGCAGCGCGGCCGTCTGGCTCATGAGCCAGGCGGTGGTCAACGCGCGCGGCCAGACCCAGCCGGCGGCATGCTTGCGCGGCATGCCCTTGGTCTCATGAAGCCGGGGCCATGTGCGCTTGAGGTAGGCGACGGTGACGCCCAGCTCGCGCGCCAGCTCGTCGATGCCGATCATGATTGATGGCTGGCTTGTCGCCATCTGCGATTGTGAATTTTCACTAGGCACAACGCCATCCTCCATCTGTTTCTAGAGGGTGGGATATTGGCAATATGCCATAAATATTGTCAATCAAAAAATATGGCAGAACGCCATATCAGAGAACATAGAGCCAACAAAGCGTGATTTTAGTTCCGCCTGGCCCGGATGCGCTTCGCTATGCAACGCCCTCAAACTACCGGTATCTTGTTGAGTGCCAGAAGCCCGCGTACGGCGTCGAAAATACCGGTACTTTTTCAAGTGTCAGCCCCCCGAAAAACAACCGGTAGTTCATCAAGTGCCATTGCGCGCTCGCGCTGTCGCGCAGACGACCCGACAGGCGACCTCAGTCACCGTCATCCACTCCGGGAGAATGGTGCGCTTTGCCTTGCATTCCGGCAAATCCAGACGACTGGATCAGGCCGCATCCGTTGACGTAAGGGCATCCAATATACGAAGCGCCTGCCGCTTCATCTCAGGCGGCATCTCACGGAATTTTGCTTCGATGGAGAGGGNTTCATCATCGGGCGGCAAAAAAAGCTCATAGGGCTTTAGGTCAAGAGCCTTCGCAATCCTGAAAATATGATCGAGATTCAACCGGCGCTTGCCGCTCTCCAATGCCGAGAGTGTGCCCTGGTCGATTTCCGCATTCGCTGCGAGAGTCGACACCGTCACGCCGAGCCGTCGCCTCCATTCATAGATGAAGACTTCGTGGCGATCATTCTTTCGGTCGCGTTTTGCCATAGCGAGGAACAGCATACTAAGCCTCGCATTTTCTATCTTCTGGCAGAATGCCATATTATCTATTGACTGAAATAAGGCATATTGCCCTATTCTACAAGATGCGAATCACTTTCCAAGGAGCTTGAGCGCATGCACCCACTGGCGAAGTGGCAATCAGACCGGGGCCTTACACGTGCGGAAGCGGCCGACATTATCGGATGCAAGGCAGGTACCATTGCCGACTGGGAATACTGCCGGCGCTTTCCCTCCCCTGCATCAATCTCAAGAATTGTCGTGGCGACCGATGACGATGTAACGGCAAGCAAACTGCACGACGCCTATGCCAACTCCGTTCACGAGGTCCGGCATGGATAGCGTGCTTGTCGCTATAGAGGCGAAACGCAAGAGTTTGAGTGTCTCACAGGAGTCACTGGCTACAGTCGCCGGTCTGACGCAAAGACAGTACAGACGGTATCTTACCGGATGCGCTCAACCTCGTCGATCAACGATCCTTCGACTACAGAATACACTTTGTCTGCTTGAACGGATGGGCGAGCGCGCGCTGAACCCCCACACAATCACCTATCTGGTCGCAATCGTCTGCGCCGCGCGCGGCGAACAGGTGGTGCCGCTCGACGTGCTGGCACATGACCCGGCACGGCGGGCGACGTCCGACCCCGCCTGGCTTGCCGCAGCGCGGGTCCGACGCCGCGCGCTCTACATCGCCAACGTGTGTTTTGGCGTGTCGCAGGCCGATCTGGCGCGGGTTTCGGGCATGACGGCGGCGGCGGTCAGCCTCGCGGTAAATGCCGTCGAGGACATGCGCGACGATGACGACGACAGCTCGCTCATCGGCCAAATCGAGAGCGTGATGAACTTCGCCGCATCCGGTCGAAAGGAGGCAGGCCGTGTCGAAGATCGTTGATCTCCTGCGGCGCAAGGTCGCCGATCCGCTGAACTGCATCAGCGCCGGCCGCGACGGCGAGAATTCGCAGGCGCTTGTGTTCACCTTCAACCGCGAACCGACCGAGGCGGAGCTGCGGTTCCTCGCGGATCAAATGGGCCGCGCCGCCAGAATGTGCCGTGCCGGGAGGGATGAACGCTGACCCTCCACACCCTCACCTCCACGGCCGTGAAGAACCGCCGACTGCCGGCGCCCGACGGGCTGGACTTCTTTCCCACGCCGCCCTGGGCCACGCGCGCTTTGATGCTGATGCTGTTCGATTTTCTGCCGCGCATCTCTCTTGGGAGAAACCAGTGGCGGATGGAAACCGCCTGGGACCCGTGCTGCGGCGCGGGTCACATGAGCGGCGTGCTGCGCGAGACCTTCTCGACCGTTCATGAAAGCGACGTCCACCCCTACGGGCAGGATACGGTTCTCGATTTCCTCGACACCGAGTTTTGCGCCGATCCGGATCTCGACGCCATCGTGATGAATCCCCCCTTCAACAAGGCTGCTGCCTTCGTCCGGCATGCGCTATCCCATCGGCCGGCCATCGTCGCGGCGTTGGTGCGCTCCAACTGGATCGAGGGGAAGACGCGCTATGCGACGCTCTTCCGCGACCGGCCGCCGACGGCGGTGTTCCAGTTCGTCGAGCGGGTACCGATGGTCGCCGGACGTTGGGCGATCAACGCCAGAACGGCGACCAGCTACGCCTGGTTCGTCTGGGTCGACAGCCTCTATCCGACAGTCGCGGAAAATGCGCCCCTGCTGCGTTTCATTCCGCCCTGCCGACAAACGCTGTCGCGCGACGACGACGTGCTGCGGTTCGGCGGCTGTTCGGATCTTCCAAAGACACATCCCGTCATGCGTGGGCTGGAGGGGAAGACGCGATGAGCGACGATCTGTTCACCGAAATCAACCGGCTCTGTGCCGGCCGCGATCCGCGCCAGGTGCTGGAAGCGCTGGCCGACCAGATGGGCCAGGTCCTCGTCAGTTGCTCGCCCGATCACGCCAACGCCCGCGCGGCGGTCGGTGAGCTGTTCATGCGCGTGTTCGTCCACATCGATGCGGCACAGGATGCAGTGGGAATCCCCTTCCGCCTTGACGGCCGGGACGGGCACTGAGCCATGGGCGACCGTCGCGAGCTGGAAGAGATCAAGCAGGGTCTCAAGGACAAGATCGAGGACCTGTGCCGTCGCCTTCTGCCGGATGGCCGGCGGATGGGCCGGCTGTGGGTTTCGAACAATCCGGTGACGGGCGATCATCGCAAGACACCGGAACTCAAGGTCGGGCTGGATCGCGACAAGGGCGCCTGGAAGGACTGGCGGACCGGCGACAAGGGCGATGTGCTCGGGCTGATCGAGTACCTGCACCAGACCGATTTCAAGGGGGCGCTGCAATGGGCGCGCGACTTCCTCGGTCTGGAAAAAATGACGGCAACGGAGCGCCGCTCGTTCGCAATCGCCGCGCAGGCGCGCGCCAAGGAGGATGACGAGAAAGCGCGTCGCGCGGCCGAGTGGCAGCGCAGACAGGCGGAAAAGCTGTACGAACGCGGGTTTATGGACGGCGCCAACTCCACCGTCGAGCAACACGCACGGGAGTATCTGGCGCATCGGGGAATCGATCTCGGCGCGATCCGCCACCGCGACCGCACGTCGCTGCGCTTCGCTCAGGAGGTCGAGTACTGGACGCTGGCGCAATGGTCGGTCGACGAGGCGACCGGGCGGCGCGTCAAGACGCGGCCGGGTCCGGCGTTTCCCGCGATCATCGCCGCGATGCGCACGCCACTCGGTCAGTTCCGGGCCTGCCACGTCACCTTTCTGGACCCGCTCCATCCGCTCAAGGCGGACCTCGGCCCAAAGCATTCCCCGCGGCTGATGAAAGCCGCGACGAAAGGAGCTGCCGTGTGGCTCTCGCACGGCCCGGAAGGCGTGCCGCCCTGGGAAGCGACCCGTCCGGCACCGCTAATCCTCTCCGAAGGCATCGAGACCGGCTTGCAGATCGCGATGGATGTCCCGGAAGCGCGGGTCGCCGCAGCCGGGTCGATCAGCGGGATCGGCAATGTGCCGGTGAATTTCGACTTTGTGTCCTGCGTGATCGTTGCCGGTGAAAACGATTGGGACAAACCGCAGGCGCAACAGCAGCTCGACCGCACGCTGGAACAACTCGGCGACAGCGGTAAGCCGCTGGATCTGATGAAGCCGCATGCGGGATCGGACTTCAACGACCTGGGAAAAGGAGACGTGGAATGACCAGAAAGCGGAAGACCAATGCAAAGCCGAAAGGTCAGGAGATAAGCGCTGAAGAAGGCGCGTCTGCGGGAAGAATACGAGGAATTGAAGTTTCCCATGTTTGGGTGAATGAGTTTCCGGACGGCGAGGAAGGTTTCTCGGAACCGCGCATCTACGAAAAGCGCCAGGTGCAGGTGGAAGCGATGCGCGCGGACGGGTCGCCCGAAAGCAATCGCGCCATTATCGACTGGACGCGGGGAAGTGCGACCCCGGCCACCATGGACACGCACCCGAAGCGTGGTGAATGTCTCTCGATTGCGACGCTGGAAGGCGCGCATTGGGTGGATCGCGGCGACTTCGTGATCCGTGGCGTTGCTGGCGAGCACTACCCGTGCAAGCCGGAAATCTTCGAACAGACCTATATCCCGGCGCCCGTGCAAGAGGCTCCGTCTCCGCAGGACCATGTGCCCCTGCCCGCTGGCCCGCCGCTGTTCGGTGGTGACCATGCGCTGTGGATTGCCTTCCGGGCGACGCGCTCGGCCGTGCGCGGGTTGATTGGTGAGGATGCGCCCCAGCCCGACCCGGAAAAACTCGCAGACCAGGCCGTGTGCATGGCCGACTTCCTGCGCAGCGCACCGGACGCGAGCGACGAGGCGGTGGTGACGCAGCTTTCCATGCGCGGCAAGGCGCGCGGCGGCGACGACACGCTGCGGTTCAAGGTGCGGGTGTTCCGCGACGTGCTCGCCCATGCCGAACGGCACCTGCGCGAGGCGGAACCGCCCACCCCGACCGACGCGGAGCTGGCGGCCAAGGCTGCGAAGCCCGACCCGCGCGATCTCTCGCTGAAACTCGTCAAGGCGCCGCTGGCGCTGACGGAGACCGCCAAGGGCCGCTAAGGCCGGTTGCGGCTGGAGGCGTGCCGCCGGCGGTTTCGACTGCCGGCGGCTTTTTCTCAAGGATTACGGGCGACAATGGCAAAGCGGCGCACACAGGTCGGCAGACAGGCAACCCGAGCCCATTTTATCGAGGCGACGCGTCGGCTTTCGGAGCGCGAGGAAATCCTCGATCCCGATCCGAACCTGCCGCGCGAGGGAATCGGTCCGGGAAAGTGGGACGGCGCGCCCTTCGACCGGATGCCGCCAGCCTGCCCGGTCGAAGTCCTCGGCCACAATGGCGTCACCACCTATTGCCGGTCGGCGAGCGGTCAGCTCCACGCCGTCGAGCGCTGGGACATGCATGTTCTGACCAGCTTGTTCGCGCCGAAAATCAACTATGCCTATTGGGCCTGGCCGGCGTTCAAAAAGACCGGCACCAACGAAGACGGACAACCGATCTACAAGGTCGACCGCGTGGAGCGCGACAAGGCGATGATCTGTCTGGTTTCGGAGGGCAAGCGGCGCGGCCTGTTCGATCCGGAAAAGCGCGTGCGCGGCCGGGGCGGCTGGATGGCCGATGCCGGCAACTTCATCTGGAATTCCGGCGAATGGCTCTGGATGGCCGACACGACCGGCAAGCTGGAGACCGCGCGGCCGTCTGAGCATGACGGGTATCTCTACACCCGCGCGCCCGACATCGAACGGCCCTGGGAAACGTCGATCGATCGCGAGCAAAGCCCCGCGCAATCGATCCTGGAGGATCTGCGAACCTGGAATTGGGAGCGGCCCTATCTCGACCCGGTCTTGTTCCTCGGCTGGATCGCCTGCGCGTTCATGGGCGGCGCGCTCGACTGGCGCCCCATCGTCTTCACCAGTGGCGGCGCTGGCGTCGGCAAGTCGACCTTGCACAAGCTGGTTCAAAGCATTCTCGGCGACGCGCTGATCGCGCTGGTCGACACCACGGCCGCCGGCATCTATCAGCACGTCAAGCAGGACAGCCTCCCGGTGACGGTCGACGAGCTGGAGGCCAAGCGCAACAGCTCAAAGTCGACCTCGATTATCGAGCTGGCGCGGCTCGCGTCGTCGGGCGGCAAGATGGCGCGCGGCGGCGCGAACCACGAGGGCACCACGTTCCAGGCGCAATCGTGCTTCATGTTCTCGGCGATCATCCCTCCCCCGATGGGCGTGCAGGATCGCACGCGCATGGCGACGCTGAACCTGCGCAAGCTGGACAAGGGCCACGGCCGCGAGCCGGTGGTGCGCGACACCGACGGCCGCATGCTTCTGCGCCAGATCATGGACGGCTGGCAGGAATTCCGCACGCGCATCCTGCCAGACTGGAAACAGACGCTGCACATGGCGGGTTTCGATGCCCGCGCAATGGACACCTACGGCACGCTACTGGCTGCGGCCGAACTGCTGGTCGGCCCGGAAGCGCTGGAAGATCTCGGCCTTGAGGTCTCCGACCAGGCCGCGCTTGCCGAAGTCATCCGCGCGGCCACGGAAGCGGAGCGAGCCGAACAGGTCGAGAAGTGGCAAGAGTGCATCGAGCATCTGCTATCAGCCCATATCGAGGGCTGGCGGAGCGGTGACCGTCTGACAGTCGGCGGCGTGGTCGCGGATTTCGAACGCGGCGCGCTCGAATTGCAATACGCGCGCGAAAGGCTGGCGCTGGCGGGTCTCGGTCTGCGCAAGGCGGGCGAGCCCGCCATTGGGCCGTTCCTCGCGATCCCGGCCACCCATCCGGCACTCACAAAGCTGTATCAGGAAACCGACTTCTACGAAGGCGGCTGGTGGACGGCGCTTAAGCAGGCACCATCGCACATCGTCCTGCGCGGGCTGGAGCAGCGCTTCCATACGGTGAAGATCAACCGGGTTGCGAAATTCTGCCTGTTGATCGATCTCGGCGCCTATGACGCGGCGATGCCGCGAGCCGAGGGGTGAGCTGACCCTTGATGTCTACATTGCATACGTCTACAATGTAGAAAACCGGGAGTGCTCCATGATTGGAAAATTCGAAGAACACTGTCTCCTCGCCCTCTTGCGCGCAGGGCCTTCGGCAACGGCATCCCAGATCTATAACGTTCTGGAAGACAAGATTGGGGACGGTTTCAAGTTCGGCGCCGTCTACACGACGATTGATCGGATGGCTCAAAAAAAATGGGTCGCTGTTGAAAATCGCGAACCGGAAGGCGGCGGTCGAACCAGACGTTATTTCACAATAACTGGGGAAGGCCGAAAGGCTCTTGACCAGTCCTTGTCGGAAACGAGCAAACTTTCATCCGGCCTTGGATTGCCTGGCCTTGCGATGGCGAGGTGAAAAATGACCGAAAAAGACGAATTTGAAAAACTCCTAGATGAACTTAGCATGGGTTCAAATGGAATTACAGAACAATACAAATCATATATAGATTTTGACAAAATGTCAGAAGTTCGATTTGAAAAATTAGTTTTCAACTCGAGCTTGTATCACCTTGAGGAAATCATCAAAGAGAACGAAGCGAAATCCTCTCCACCGGACCTGTCATGGCCTTATTGGCTCATGCCGGGGGTGAAGGTAGATGACGCCATCGCAAGCTTGGAAGAGATCTATGCGGAAAAAATCCTGTCCAAAGCATGCAAGGGTGACAAGAAGAGAGCGGACCGCCTGTTTCGCTGGCAGGTTTGCTTGATCGTGCTAGGTCATCACGCAGGCAAGATCAAAGCCGTCGTCGGTGGTGCAGCTGCCTACCTCGGACTTGGTAAGCTGCTTGATGTATTGAAGCTCTAAACCTCGGCTCAAGCACCCACCCGCTTCGCCGCGAGTCCGGGCTTGCTCTCCATCGGCCAATCGTCCGGCCTGTAACCGTCCAGATAAGCGCGCAGCAGGCGAACAGTTGTCGGCCGCGCCTGACGATGCATGTCAACGTCCTCGCTGCTCTCCAATCGGCGCTGGTGCAGATCCGAATGGCCCAGCATGCGTGCCATGTCAGCGACGGAAAGCCCGAGCTGAACCCGGGCCTTCTGAATTTCGGTCGGTGACATGGTGTCGGTCATGGCTAGAAAAGGTCCATCTGTGCGGGCGGTATAGGTTCCCTTTTTTCGCATCCCGGTATCACATATTGCAAGCCGCATAGTGTCGGCTCAGTCGGAGCGGTCATCTCTTCCCGCGCCGCATCCCACCCGGCCAGCCATGACCGCGCGTTCTTGTTTTTTGGCTTCATGAAATACGATGGCAACTGCCTTGGCTGCCCCTCGTGCGCCGCTGCGACGCCGGCGGCAAAATGACAATCGTCGTACTTGCTCATGGTTGTTTGTCTCCCTTTCGGCGCGCCTCAATGGCGCTCATTCGGCCTGTTGTCGGGGATGCGGCCGCCACTTGGACGGCCGCACTGCCGGGCATCAGGCCGCCAGGCTGTCCGCGCCTTTCATCTCCGCCATGCGCTGCGAGAGGATCCAAAGGGCCTTGTTCAGCTTCACGTCCTGGTCGATCCCGTTGACCGCGCGGGTCGAGACGCGCCGGCGCCGGCCGTTGGCATCGCGGGTGATACCGCGCAGCCCGCCGCGAATGACGTTTTCCTGCGCGACGTTGAACGTGGTCCAGAGGTCGGCCGCGCGGTCATCGCGGCGGCGAGGTTGCAGGAGCTGGTCAGGTGTAATCGGCGTGTCAACGTTGCCGTCAGCGTCGCCGAACCGCAGCACATGCGCGGCTTCTGCAAAGGCCATGCGCTCGTCCCGCTCCAGCTCCACGCCCGCCCAGCTCGCCGGCGCCGCCAGCGCCTTTTGCGCCTCTTCCATGACGCGATACGTGCCTTCGATCACCTTGCCCTGGACGTCGCCAGAATGGCGAATTTTCACGCTGTCGATGGTGCCCGTTTGCGCCACAAGGGAATTCAGGCAGCGAATGCGGAACAGGCCGGCCATCAGATCGTATGCGCTGGAACCGTCGTTCGCGTTCTTCAACAGGATTTCGCAGACCGTATCGCCAACGCGCAGGCTGCTATCCTCGTCGATGCGACGCAGCCGCAGCATGTGCTTGGTGAAGTGGACCTTGCTTGCGTCGCGGCTGCGAGACTGTTTTGCGCCGACCGGCATGAACCCTTCGGCCATCAAGCCGCGCAGGATCTCGATTGTCGGGATCGGCTGAAAACGGTCGGAGCGGCTTTCGTGGGCGGATGTGGCGAAGACCGACGGCGCCAGGCGGCGCAACTCATCCTCACCAAGAACCTTGGCGCCATCGAAACGAGCGGTGTTTGCGTAAATCGACATGGTCAATTTCCCTTGCTGGTGCGCCTCACTGGCGCTGTTGACAATCAATTTATAACCATTGGTATCAAATGCAGTCAAGGAAAATATTGCCATTGGTTTTATTTTTATGCCGTCGCGCTCGTTCCCCCGCCCGTTTTCCGCCAAAAATCGACCGCCGCACTTAACCTTTTCCCCCGCCCTGATGGCAGAGAAACGGAGCCCGCGCCGGACCCGACCCGCCCGCCTCCGCCGCGCTTTCGCGCGCCTGCGGCCGATGCGTGAAGCTATCGCCGAGCCGGCGCGGGCACTTAAGGCAGGGCGAGGCGTGCGACGGTCGATTTCTTCCGCCGACGGGTGCGGGTGGTTAGCGTCGGTTAGACGCGGTTAGATGCGACATAACCCGATTAATTCAATGAAATCATGAGGATGGATTGATGGTTAGGCGGTTAGCGCGGTTAGGAAAGTTCATACGCGCGCGCGTGTGCATACACGCGATCTCATCTAACCTCATAACCCCTAACCTGTAGAATTATATTCCTGATTTCATTGGCGTATCGCGGTTAGGTTGCGGTTAAGACCGCGCGTCGCGCCGGCCGTCGAGCTAACCGGAATAAACAAATGGGGATCTAGACCGATGCAGGACGACGGCGCCGACCAGGACCCGAAAAAGACGCTGGAAGGGGCACACACGCCGGGCGAGATCGAGCCGGACGAAGAGCGCGCGGCCAAGATCGGCGACACGGCCGCGACCGCACAGGCCGCGCTCGATGACCTGGCCGCGATGATCGAGCCGGACGAAGAGCCCGACCAGCCATCCTTGCTTGATGATGAAGCGTGCCTTTTCGGTGGTCCGGTGGAGCATGTCGCGGAAACCTTCCGGGCCGCGAAAGGGCGCGGGAGGCCGAAAGGCTCGAAGAACAAGGCGAACCAGCTTTTCCGGGACTATCTGTTGAAGCAAGGCTACCGCCATCCGGGGCTGAACCTCGCCGACCTGGCGAATGCCGATCCTGCGAAGTTGGCCGAGCAGTTGATGTGCAAGCGGGCTGAGGCGATGGCGTTGATCAAATCGGCGAATGTCGAGCTGATGCCCTATTTCGAGAGCAAGCGGCCGACCGAGACGATCCAGACCGAACAGCGCTTTGGCGTGATGGTCATCCACCAGTCGGAAGGCTCCGGCGAGCGTGCGCCCGATGGCGTCATGAGCTTGACCGGCGAAGTCAGGAAAAAGCAAGATAATTCAGACAGTTAGGTTTCCGACCATCGTGCGACTACGCGAGCAGTGGTCACATGTGATTGCCAAGCAACTGAAATACATAGCGATTTTCAGTCGGTGCCGCTGATTGAAAATCAGCCGGACCCGCTCCGGCCTTTCGACCTGGAGGCGTCAACCCCTCGCCGCGCGGTGGCGTATCCGCGAACGCCGGGGGTGCCCTCGCCGCCAGCCGCCATCCGCCCCGACCGGCTTTCAAAAACCGCGTGGGCACCCTCCCCCCAGGGTGTCGCGCCTCACACACACGAGACGAGACAAAGCTAGAAAAAACAGAACTCAGACCTAGACACCAAGTGAAGGTTGCGGAAATATAGACACCATTCAATGTGAGTTCCGCATCAAAACAAAACGGCTACTCGGATAGATCAATGCTACGATCAAGATTACGAATTATTCAAAAAAATAATCAATATTATCCAGAGCTTATAGCTCAACACGAATATCCTGGAATGAAGAAACCGGAGATAGAACTAATTTCTTTAGTTCAAAATGATATTGATCTAAGCAATTACGCGAAAAGAAGAATTGAAGAGCTCCTTGTGTCCGGAGCCACAATAGAATATGAAGCTGAGAAGTATTTAATAAATTGCGGACTTGAAGATATTTTTAGCTTAGAAATACTTCCTGACAGAGTATACTTATCAGCCTATATTGATAGTGATGATAAATATAGATTTAATGACTTAATCGAGAAGGCGGAGAAATTTTTAAACAAGATCGGGTACTGGAAGTCTCATGAAGATGCTTTGAAAAGTAGGATGACGGTGACGAATGATGCCCCCCTCTCAGAAGCCTCCGAACTCCCAGACTTTTTTTCGATTTCTGTCCCTCGCCCCGCTGATGAAGAAAACAATTGATGCTATAGTTGACATTCTGTATGGAAGATATTCCAAGGCAGACATCGACGCTACACTAGCGACGGCGCAATTAACTTCATCTCTCTGCAACAATAAATGCACAGCAACTCTTGATGCGGGAATATTTATATTTATAAAATTAAAAAAGGAAGACGGAGAGTATCATATTTATCACAAGAGAATGACCGTAAGAGACAGATTAATTCTCGAAAGAGAGCCAGATCTAATAGAAAAACCGGATGATCTATTCAAGCGATTAAGTGGGAGCCTAATTGCCCTCGAAATCGAACAGGCCAATATTTTGCGCAAGATTGCTTCGAAGGAAGGTATTTAAGTACGGCGGTGTTTAAACATATTTTTTAGGCATTCGGTATCCAACCGCACTCAAGGGCAGCTGCGCGAAATTACTCTCATCCGACGAGGCCGGGCGCGGGACGCGCGCCGGCGGCGGGTGAAGGGTTTGGGTCTTGGGGATCGACGTTCAGCACTATCAACCGCCGGGTCCGGTCGGCGCGCGGTTTCTGAATTCGCGGGGGCCAATCGACCTTTGCATGGGGCCTGCGGGATCTGGAAAAACCGTGCTCTGCGTGATGAAGGGGCCGCTTATGGCCGCGCAATACGCGCCGGTCTGCCGCGACGGCGTGGTCCGGGTCAAGGTGGCCTGTATCCGCGACACCTACCGCGACTTCTCCCGCACCGCGCTTGCCTCCTGGTACGAGGCTTTCCCGATCTCCCATGCCTGGACCGTGCATCATGAAGGCGGACAGGATCGCCCCGTCAAGCATCGTCTCAAATGGCGCGCCAGACGGCCCGGCTATGGCGAGGTCATCGTCGATTACACCATGGAAACCGGCGCGATCGGCGATCACAACATCGAGCAATACATCAAGGGCTATGAAATCACCTACGGGTGGATCAACGAGTGCGACATGCTCGACGAGCGAGTGCCCGGCCTGCTGTTCCAGCGGACGGGGCGTTATCCGAAGGTGACGGATATCGCACCGTCGGAGCTGGAGCGCGTCTCGCGGGACGGTCGCGTGGTTATGGAAAAAATGGGATTGAGTATTGAGCCCAATGAAGTTGTTTTGCCGCGCATGGTGATGGGTGACCTCAATCCCCCTGATATCGATAATTGGGTTTACCGTTTCTGCGAAAAAGAGAAAAAGCGCGGCTTTAACTTGTTCAGACAGCCGTCCGGCCTTGCCGCCAACGCTGAAAACCGGGTCGGAAAGCCGCGTTCCTCCTACGAAATGGAGGCGGCCACGCAGCCGGAACACATCGTGCGGCGGATGGTGCACGGCGAGTTCGGCTATGCGCTCGATGGAAAGCCGGTCTATCCGGAATTTGCCTTGCAGCGCCACAAGGCCGATGCGCCGATTACGCCAGTCAAGGGTATCCCGCTCGGGATCGGCATCGACGCCGGCGGGTCGCCGGCGGCCGTGATCGTGCAGTTAATGCCGAACGGGCAACTGCGGATTCTCTGCGAGATCTGCGCTCAACCCGGCACCGGTCCGTCGCGGTTTTCCGAAATGATCCTTGAGGTCTTGCTATCGCGCTTTCCGGGCTTCCCGATCAGCGAAGCCTATGGCGATCCGAGCGCGTTCTGGGGTGCGGACAGGCAGGCCGGCGAATTGTCGTTCATGGAAACGGTCGGGCGGGCGCTCAACCTCAACATCCAGCCGGCACCCTCGAACGAACCGGCCATTCGTCAGGAAGCGGTGCGCTGGTATCTCGGCCGGCCTATCGACGGCAACACCGAACGCATGATCGTCGATCCCGGTTGCGACATGATCATCGGCGGTTTCGCCGCGCACTACAAGCTGACCAAACAGGCAAGCGCCGGGCAGACCGATGTTCTGGCGGTGGCGAAAAACAGCTACTCCCACCCGCATGACGCCCTGCAATACATCTGCCTGGGCCACCGCGGCCGATACGGCGTGATCGACGATGCCGCGAAGCTCGGGCGCGGCGACAACGTTGTCGGCCTGCGTGCGCGCCGCAAGGCCGGGCAGTCCCGCGACCGCTTGAGCGAGGTCAAGCTGTGGTGACGCTCACCACGCGCTCCCCGGCGCTGCGCGACGACTGCCTGTCCTGCGCGCGACCGACCCGCTGGGTGCGCAAGGCGGTTCTGTACATGCGGCGCGGCGGGGATACGGTCTCGATTCACGCCGGCGATACGCTGCTCGCGGTGGCCTATTTCTGGCCGTGCCGCGAAGGATGCCTTGAATTCTGCCTGTCGCTGCGGCCGGAGGCGCGCACGCACATGCACGCGCTGGTTCGCCTTGCGCAGTTAAGGCTGGAAGAGATCACCCACACTGGCAAGCGGGTCGAAACCCATGTGCGCCCCGGTCATCGGCCGGGCGAGCGCATGGCGCGCCTGACCGGTTTCGTTCCGGATCGGCGAACGCCCGGATGCTGGGTCTATCTCTGGAGGTTGTGATGGGTGACGTCGTTAAAGCTATCTTCGGCGGCGGTGGCGATGGCGGCGCAGCAGCGGCGGCCGAACGCAGCCGGCAGGAACGCCAGATTGCCAACGACCGGCAACTCGCCGAAGCGAACCGGGCCGATGCGCGATCCGGCGGCAGCCGTCGCCCGCCGCGCGGTCGCCGCCTGTTCATGGACGAGAACAAGGCATCTCTCCCCTCCAAGCTCGGGGAGTGACCACCGACATGGATTTTCAGCGGGTCAAGAAACGTTCCGAAAAGGCGTGGGAAAACCGAACGCCATGGGATGCGCTTTATCAGGAAGCCTATGATTTCGCGATCCCGCAGCGGCGGCCGGGCGGGTCGGGAAATTCAAAACGAAGCGGCGATTTCCTCTTCGACATGACCGCGCCGACGTCGACGATGCATTTTGCCGGGAACCTCCAGCGCGATCTCTTCCCTTCCGGCCAGCCGCCGTTCACATACGAGACCGGGCCGGTCGCGGCCATGGCCATCGGGCCGCGCGGCGTCTCCACCTACAATCGGGTTGTCGAGCGTCAGGCCAAGCTGATGCACCCGTATTTCCATGCCGGCGACTGGGACACGGCGATCCACGAAACCTGCATCGACCTCTCGGTCGGGACGGGAGCAATCATCCCGATCAAGGGCACGTCCGACGAGCCGGTGCGCTTCGGGTCGATTCCCTTCGACCAGATCGCGCTGGAGTGCGACGCCTACGGTCGCGTCGTCCTGATTTCCTGGAAACAGACCTTCACCCGCGACCAGATCCTGTCCGCCTATCCGGAAGGGCGATACCCGGAAAACTGGCGCGACGAGGCCCGGTCCTCGAAGGGCAGCGAAGAGGTCACATTCTATCAGGTGTTCTTTATGCGCGGCCCGTCGCGGCGGGCCGGATGGCAGTTCGTCGGTTACCTGGGCAATTCGACCGAGGCGGTCGTTCAAAAGCGCTATCGAACCCAGCCGATTGCGGTGCCGCGTTACTACCGCGTGCCTGGCGAAGCATACGGGCGCGGCGTGGTTCTGACCGCCCTGCCCTCGATCAAGACCGTTAACAAGGCGCAGGAAATCGCGCTCAAATCCGCCGCGATCCAGATGATGGGGATCTGGGGCTATCGCGCCGGCGGCACGTTCAACCCGGATACCGCGCGGCTCGGTCCCGGCGAGTTCTGGCCGATGTCGGCGACCGGCGGCGTGCTCGGTCCCGACGTGCAGCGGATCGACCCGGCGGGCGGCCGGATGGATATCGCCAAGATGCTGATCGGCAACCTTCAGGAGCAAATTCGCGAAGCGCTTCTCGACCAGCGTCTGCCCGAATATCAGGGAACTCCACGGGCGGCGTCCGAGATCGCCGCCCGTCTTCGCCAGCGCGCGGACGTGCACATCGGCGCCTTCGGTCGGCTCGTGCGCGAGATCATGCCGGTGATCGCGCCCCGCGTCTCGGAAATCCTCTACGACTTCGGCCTGTTCTCGCAGATGCCGATGACCATCGACGAGCTGCTTGTGTCGATCAAGGTTCAGTCGCCGATGGCGGCTGCACTGAACGCCGACCGGCTCGCCTTGATCGCGAATTACCTCGAATTCGCCGGCGCGGTCGCCGGGCCGGACAGCGTCGAGCTCTACGCCAATATCGACAAGATCATGGAGCGTGTCGGCGACGGCCTCCAGATCGACAAGGATCTGATCCCGAACGAGACGGAAAAGGCCGCGATCCAGCAAAAGATCCAGGAGCGGCAGCAAGCGCAAATGGCGCAGATGTTTGCCCAGGAAGCGGCGAAACAGGCGCCGAAGATGATCGCCGACGCGGCCGGAGCGGAAGAAAGGATGGCGGCATGAGCGAGCCGATTTTCGGCGGGCGTCAGGCCCAGCCTCTCGACCAGATGCTCGATGCGGCCGGCGGCGCCGGCTGGGACGGTCTGTCTGACCTGATGAAACCGCATCTTGCGGACCGGCCATTGCAGCCGAGCGATCAGGTCGCGCGCCATCTCGCCCTGCTGGCCAAGGACCCGCGCGCGCGTGAGATCATCGAGTGGCTGATGGATATCACCCTGCGAGCGCCGTTCCGACCGATAGGCGCCACTCTTCAGGAAACCGCCCTGCACGCCGCAAAACGTCAGGGCATCAACGGCGTCGGCGAAGCGGTGCTCGCCGCCATCGCCCACGGTCAAACCCTAATGGAGAAAAAGTGATGTTCGTGTGGTGGCTTGAGAAGATGATCCTTTGCGCGCCCGAGGACGGAAGCGGTGGCGGCGGCGGTGACGCAGCCGGCGGCGCGGGCGATCCACCGGCAAATAGCGGTGGCGAAGGTGATCCGCCCGCCGAGGGGGGCGGCGAAGGCGGCGGTGAAGGCAACGAAGGCGGTTCCGAAATCTATCGGCCAGATGGGTTGCTAGAGAACCTTCTCGGTTCGAACGACCGGGAGACCATCGACAAGCTGCACGATGCGTTGAAGGGCTACCGCAAGCGCGACACCGAACGCGGCGCGCCGGAAGACGCCAGCGCCTATGCCAGTTTCGGCGAGGATGTTCCCGAAGAGCTGGCGCCGCACCTCAAGGGTCTTTCGGAAGACACGGCATTCCAGAGGGTGTCGAAAACGGCGCATGAGCTGGGCGTGCCGGTGAAGGACTTTCAGCGGCTGACCACGGAGCTTTATGCGGCCGCGCAGGAAATGGGCGCGCTGGAGCCGTTTCTGGACGTGGAAGCGGAACGCGCGGCGCTGACGCCGGAAGATGCGCGGCATCTCCCGGAAGCCGAACAGCGCCAGGCGCGCGAGCGCCGCATGCAGGAAAACGAAGCCTTTCTCGACCAGCTCGCACAGCGCGAGGACGGCAAGGTCGACAAGAGCGTTTTCGAGTACGTGAAGACGGAGCTCGGCGACAGCGCCAAGGGTCATCAGTTCATCGAATACATGCGGCACCAGATGGGCGGCGATACGTCGGACGAACCGATGGGCGGCGGATCGTCCGGCGGGAACAATGCGCGCGAAGATCTGGCGCGCCGCGCCGCGCTCCCGGAGAACACGCCGGGCAATCCGAAGTTTGACAAGGCGAGCTACGACCAGCTCCAGAAGGCTTATCAGGACGTCGTCAAATAGGACGAACGCACAGCATCGCACTTAAGCCGCTCCGCCCGGCCGCAAAATCGTCCCTGCACCGGGCGGAAGCGACCTGGGCGGCGCGGCTATCCTTCACCGGACCCGCTCACCGTCCGGCTAATCGAGCCTCCGGGTGATCCCAACCGATCATCAATGAGGTCCGACAATGACCACTGAAGCACCCAAATGGTATCGCGAGAAGATCCGCGACATGGTTCGTGCCCGCTATCAGGCGCGCGGCGGCTATCTCGACGGAACGATGGTTCAGGGCGACGGCGGCGCCGGCGAGGTGAAATTCCCCGTCATCGGCCGCGTCGAATCCTACGAAATCTCCGGCGCGATCCAGAAGATCACCAACACCAATCCGGCGCTCGACATGGTCAAGGTGTCGATGCGTGATTTCGAGGCGTCCGCCTGGATGCGCGTGCAGGACGCACGCCGTCAGGGACCGAACGAACAGGCGGCGGTGGGACGTGCGCTCTCGGCCGCGATCCGTCGGCGCAAGGACACCCTCAAGCTGGAGGCGGCCGCGAATTTCGCGGACGGTGTGTCGACGCTTACCGACGCGCCGTCCACCCCTCTTGCGCTCGGCGACGGCACCGCACGGATCGATATCCTCAACATGATGGACGCAATCGATCACATCAACGGCGCCGGCAACGATGACGACGACAACATGGCGTTCTGGCCGATCCCGCATAGCTGGATGAGCCAGCTCGAAATGTACGAGGAAATCAAGAATGCCGACTATCGCGGGCCGACGGACCTGCCGTTCGCCAGCTCGCAGAAGGTGAAGAAGCGCACCATCAAGGGCTGCCACATCCTCGCGTTGCCGAACGAGTACTTCATTCAGGGCACCGGCAAGTTCGGCACCGGATCGAACGGACGCGCCTTCGACGACGGCGGCTATCTCGACACCTTCATGTGGGTCAAGGACGCCATGGGCGCCGAAGCCGAGTGGGAGAAAGACGACATGTCGATCACCACGCACGCCGACTACGAGGGAACGCCGATGCTCGGCAAGGTGGGTCTGTCGGGCGCCGCCGTCGGCATTCTTCCCGAGGGGCTGGTGAAGCTGCGCTTCAAGGCGATCAACTCGGCCACGCGGCCGGCCTGATCCGGACACCGGCGGCGCACGCGCCGCCGGTCATCGCTCACGAAACGGGACATGGAACCATGGCACATTCGAAAAAGGCACTGTCGCGCATCGCGACCTCGGATCTCGGGCTCACCAACCAGACCGATACCTATGTCTACTCCACCAACGACACGCTCGCGGAAACCATCGCGGCCGGCTACTTCAACGACAGCCGCAAGACGGTGAAACCCGGCGACGTCGTGTTCGCTCTGATCGACAAGGACGGCACGCCGTCGCATGCGGTGATCCGCTTCGTCGCCGTTCCCGCAACCGGCGACGTCACCGTCGCCCTTGAAAGCGTCGTGCTCGGGCAGACGACGATTGCCGATGTGTCGCTTGGGGCCGTGACGGGCGTCGACGGAACCGGGTCGAACGCCGCCTCCAAGGCGGATGTCGATACCCGGCTGACCACGATCCAGACCGCGATCAACGCGATCCTCGCCAATCTGGAAGCGGCCGGCATCAACGCCACCGCCTAGGCCGGCCCACACCACGCGGGGCACGGCTCGACCGTGCTCCGCCACCTCCCCCCGCCGGAGCCAGTCCATGTCTACCTTGATTGACAAAACCACCATCGTGAACTGGGCGCTTTCCGAAACCGGCTCTTTCGCAACATTCACCATCGACGGCGACGACGATCTGTCCGCACAGGTGAACTTGTGCTGGCAGCGCTGTGTCGATCACACCTTCGGCCTGTTCGACTGGAAGTTTCTCAAGAAAACCTTCGCGCTTGTCCGCACAGATGCGACGCCGATCAACGGCTGGTCGCATGAATTCGCGCTGCCTGGCGGCCGGATCGGCGATCCGCTCAAGATCACCTGCGATCCGACGCATCGCGCGCCCTTGCGCCAGTTCGATATCGAGGGCGATTTTCTCTATGCCGACGAAAAGGCCATCTATGCGACCTTTCGGGTCTATCGCGATCCGGAGCATTGGGACCCGGCCTTTCGCGCGGCATTTGCAGTTGCCCTGGCCGCCTATCTCGCGGTTCCCATCTCGCATGACGGCAAGTTGCGCGATGAGCTGATGGGGCGCGCGTTCGGGACGCCGAGCCGCGAGGGCACAGGCGGAATGTTCGGCAGGCTGATGGCGCAGAACAAGGCGGCGGCGCCGGTCGGCCATCCGCTCGCCGCCGCCGATCCGATTTCCGGCGCGGGTGGTCGGACCTCCCCCTGGCACGGGAGCTATTAGGCCATGGCCGCGCAACCCGGACCGCTCAAGTCATCCTGCAACAGCGGCGAGTTCTCTCGGGATCTCGCCGGCAAGATCGGCATGCGCCAGTACTACAGCGCCGGGCTCAAGTTCAAGAACGTGGAACCGGTGCCGCAGGCCGGGTTCCAGTTAATGCCCGGCACCGCGTTCGTCGCAGAGGCGCGATCCGCCACGGTCAAACACTTCACCTTGCCCGTGTCGTCGACCGTCTCCTACACGCTGATCTTCTCGGTCGGTTGGGTCGACATTTTTCGACAGGACCGGGTGAAGGTCGCGAGCGTCGAGATCGCGGAAATCACGTCGGCACTGCTGCCGGAGCTCGGGTTTTACGGCGAGGCGAATACGGTCGGGATCTTTCACCAGGATCTTGAGACGATCCGCCTGGTGCGCGACGGCACCGACGATACGGTCTGGGTCAAGGATCTCTGGCCTTACGACAGCGTGCCGGAAGTCGATCTCGGCGGCACCTATACCAAAACAAACGACGTGTGGGACGTCGGCGTCCGCTGGGGTGACGCGGCCTCCGCGCTGGTGCTGAGTTTTTCGATTGACGGCGAGGAAACCAAGGCGATCAAGCTGGTCGACAACCTCGGCGACGAACTGGACCCTGACCTTTCCACGACCGCCGACTTCGACCGGCTGGCGACCAATGTGCAAACAGAGTTGCGCGGCCTCCCCAGCATGAATGCCGATGTCGCGGTGACATACGAGAGCGATCAGACCACGACGCGCTACATCGTTCTGCGCGTCACCTTCTCGGCGAGTCTCGCGGGAGCGGAATACCAGGTCGACGCGCGGATCGTGAACACCTCGGAGGCGAGCGCCCTTTCCTATCACATCGAAATCGGAGAGACCGAGGGCGAGCCGCTGGTGAGCGATGCCAAGGGCTGGTTCGCCGGCATGACGCTCGCGCAGGATCGCGCCGTCTATTATTCGCCGCCGGCGCGGCAGGCCGCACTGGCGATGTCGCAGATCGGCGAGTACTTCCGGCTCAATATCGAGGCGACGGGCGACAATGCCGCGCGCCTCGAAGCGCTGCGGACCCAGACCAGCGAACGCATTCACGCCGTCTACGAGGACAAATACCTGCTGGTCTTCACCGACAAGGCGGAATGGTTCGCCTCGAACCGGACCATCGAGCAGGGCAAGCCATTGAATTGGGTGCGGACGTCCACCAACGGCATTCAGCCGCATGTGGAGCCGGTCGAGATGGAGGGGCGGGTTTTCTATGTGTCCGGCAATGAGGCCGCGTCGACCGATCCGAACCAGGGCCAGGTGCTCTACTCGGCGAATTACGACGATGTGTCGACCCGCTACAGCTCCAAGCCGGAAAGCCTGCTCGGTTCGCATCTTGTCGACCGCATCAACAATTCGAAGCTGCAAAAGAAGGTTCGCAAGAACAACGCGTCGCGCTGGTGGTTGCCTTCGGCCACGGGTCGGCTCACCTGCGCGCTTGTGATCCTCGACCAGGACATTCTGGCCCTGGTGGAATGGGTCGCGGCGGATGGCGGCAAGGTGCGCGGCCTTTCGGTCGACGGACAGAACAAGGTCTGGCTGACGGTAGAGCGCGGCGCGACGATCACCCATGAGGTGATGGAAGAACAGGACGTCAACCTGTTCCAGGGCGCCGTCGACACGACAACCGACCTTGCCGGCGAAGTCACCGGCCTGGAGCTTTGGAATGGCCGCGAGGTGTGGGCGGAAGCCGACGGGTTCATTCTCGGCCCCTTCACCGTGACGGCCGGCAAGATCGACCTGGGCGACGCCTACGATGACGTCAAGGTTGGCCTGTGGCAGCCACCCGTTCACGAAAGCATGCCCTATTACCGCCTCCTGCCGAACGACGAGATCCTGTTGCGGCCCGGCCGCATTCACTCGGCGACGATCAATGTGATTGACAGCGAGAGTATCGCCGTCGGCGCCAACGGCGGCACCCCGAAGAACGTCCCGCTGCTCAAGGCAACCGACCCGGTGGGCGCACCGATGCCGCGCAAGACGCAGGCTGTCCGTGTCGTCGGCATGCCGGGCATGACAGTCGGTCCCACCCTGACGATCACACAGACGCGGCCGGGGCGGCTGCGCGTGCGCGATTACACGCCGGAGGCGAAGCTCTGATGGAACTTGCAATCGGACTCCTGACGTCGGGATTTCAAGCGATCACCGGTGCTGCGGCAAGTGCCGGCTCTTTTGCAAGCACGGTGGGTGGGGTTGCTGTGCCTGCGGCCAAGCCAGTTCTTGGCGCGGCGGCTGCCTCCAGCGGGTTTTCGCTGTCCTCGCTCCTGCAAGGCACGGCAACGGTGCTCGGCGCAATGTCAGCGATTGGAGCGGGGAACGCCGAGGCGGAACAACTGGATCTGGCCGCCGCCGACGCGGAAGGGCAAAAGCCGCTGGAAACCCTGCAAGGCATCTCCCGCCGCGCCTCGATCAAGCGGGAGATGGCGGACGCCATCGGCTCGCAGGACGTGGCTTTCGCTGCATCGGGTGTGGACCTGTCCTTCGGCACGCCGGGACAGGCCCGCAAGGACGCCTTCCGCGAAGCCGATTACGCGCTGACCAGCGACAGCGGCACCCAGGAGGTCCGCACATCGCGGCTGACCGAGCGGGCCGCGAATTTCCGCTCGCGCGCGCGGCGTGCCCGCAGCCGGGGCTTTGCGGACGCGCTGTCAATCGGTTTGGGTTATGGCGCGAACCTCATGGCGCGGGGCTGATCGATGGTGAACAAACAACGGACGCCGGTTCAATACCGGAAATTCGAAGCCCGCCCCCTGCTTTCCGAGGGGCTGTTGCCCGTGGCGCGCGCCGACGGCGGGGAGCTGGAATCCCGCGTGTCAGCGGCCATGCTCCGCTTCGCCGGACAAATGGGCCAGATCGCCGACCGCGAGGCCGTGCTTGACGGCACCCGACGCGGCGAGGCCGATGCGCTTGCCTCCGCGCCGCAATCGCTCGCAGGAACGGGGTCGCCAGCGCCCGGCCGTCCTTCGCGTGCGCAGGTGAACGCACCGGGCGAAATCCGATCCATCGTCAGCGAGGCGGCGATGCGTCATGGCGTTGACCCTGGTGCAATGCTGAAAATCGCGGAGCTGGAATCCTCCTTCAATCCGCGGGCGCAAAATCCGAAATCGAGCGCTGGCGGTCTTTTCCAGTTTCTCGACAAGACGGCGAAGGAATACGGGCTCGGCGACAAGTTCGATCCGGTGAAATCGGCGGACGCGGCCGCGCGGCTCGCGGTGACCAATGCGGGCATCCTGCGCAAGGCGCTCGGGCGGGAACCGACGGGCGGCGAATTGTACCTGGCGCATCAGCAGGGCGGCGGCGGCGCGGCCAAATTGCTCGCCAATCCAGACAAACGGGCGGCCGATCTCGTCGGCGCCGATGCCGTGCGGCTCAACGGCGGTCGTCCGGACATGAGCGCCCGCGAATTCGCGAACCTCTGGATGGCGAAAGCCGGAGACACGCGCTCCATTGCCGCCGGAAAGCCGGCCACCTTCGCCGGAAGCGGTGGTGGTTTTCAGCCGACGGGATCGGCGACGCTGCGCGGTGCCGCCTATGACCGCGCCGGGGCGCGCACCTATCTCCAACAGCTCGACACCGTCATGCGCGATGACATCGCCACGGTGCAGGAGACCTACAAGGATGATCCCGCCCGCCTCGAAACCGCGCTCGGAGAGCTGAAACAGGCGCATCTGAGCGAGCATGTGTTCGACGACATCGCCGCCGACTATTCCGTCACCTTCGACCGCCAGGCCAATGCTGCCCTGCGTCAGGCGCGTTCGGAGCTGCAAAAGCGGGCCGAGGAAGCCGACCGCGCGGCCTTCAATACACGGCTGGCCGAGGTTGAGGAAACCAAGTCGCGGATGCTCGCGGGCTTCGATCCGGACGAAGACGGCGGGCTTGAACGGCTGATGTCGACGCAAGGCGCCATCGACGATCACTATGACAGCGCCGTCGAACGCGGGATCATGACGGCCGACCGCGCGCGCGAGGCGAAGACCCGCTCGCGCCGCGAGACCATGACCGGGTTCTATGTCGCGCAAGGGCACAACCGCCCAGCCGACGAAATCACCGATCTCCGCGAGCAGATCCGCACGGATTATGCCGCCGGCGAACTGGATGGCGTCGACGGCAAGGGGTTTGCCGATATCGACGCGAAGCTTGCCCGGCTGGAACGCGACCGGCGCACGAAAGACCAGCAGATCTCGAAACGTTTGCGGCGCGCGGGAGATGACCTCGCCAAGCGGCACGCGGCCGGCGAAACTGCCGGCGGTGACGATTTCGCGACGTTTCAGCTCGACCTTGCGCAGGCGCCCGACGGATCGGAAATCGGCAAATCCGCGCTGCGCCGGCTCCAAGTGGCGGATGCGATCCGAACGCAGCCGGTCGCGGACGTGGAACGGGCGTTGCCCGATCTCGTGCGCGGCGACGACGGCGAGGTCGACAGTGCCGATCTCGCCTTCGGCCGCGATTTGCTCGACAGCCACAAGAAAGAGCTTGCGACCGATCCGCTCGGCGTCGCCGAACGGTTCGGGGTCATCGATCCGGTCGAGCCGCTTCCGTTCGATGCCGCAACGCCGGCCGATGCCGCCAGCGCTTTCGCGAACCGCCTGGATGCGGCGGAGGCGGCCGCAGAACGGTTCGGCGTCCCGGCGCGATACTTTCGGGCCGGCGAGGCAAAACAGTTGCGCGGCCTGATCGACAGCGATCCGGACGCCGCGATGGCAATCGCGGCCGGCATGGTCAGCGCCGGCGGTCCCGCCTTGCCGGCGATGCTGCGCGAACTCGGGAAAGATGCGGAGCCGTTGTCGCACGCGGGCGCAATCATCGCTGCCGGCGGCGATCCGGAGGCCGCGCGCCTGGTGCTGGAAGGCACGCGGCCGGGACAGGACGGGCGCATGCGACCGCAGGTGCTGCGCGACCGTCAGCGCGAAGTTTCGTCGGAGGTGATCGGCACGGCGTTTTCGCTGCATCCCGCCGAGGGCGCGCGCATTCGCGCCGCAGCCGGGTCCATTGCCCGCGCGCGACTGGATGCAGCCGGCATCGATCCCAAGTCCGACGACGCGCGCCCCGTCTATGAACGCGCGCTCAACGAAGCGGCCGGCGCGACCTACATCGGCGAGTTGCAGTATGGCGGCTTCGCCGATCACGATCCGGGCCTGTGGTGGTCCTCGCGCAAGGTGCTCGTTCCGACCGGCATCCGCGCAGACGCCTTCGGCCAGGTGCTCGATGCGGTCACCGAAACCGATCTTCGCGCCCTGCCCGTCCCGCCGGTCGACGCGGAGGGTCGCCCATATCCGGCGGCGCAGATCAAGGGCGCCTTTCCGGTCGCGACGCAAGGCGGATACCGCTTCGCGACAGGCGACCCCGACGGGGACAGTCCGATGTGGGTCCGTGGCGCGGACGGTCGGCCGTTCGTGTTGTCCTTCGAGGCGATTCCCGGTCTTCGCGCCCGGCTTCCGGCCGGAGTGTGGCGCCCATGACCCTGTTTCTCACAGAGGCCGCGAACGGGCGCGACGAAAGCTTTGTGGAGGCCGCGCCGCGCACCCGCGCGGAAATGGAGCAACGCGAACGGGCGCGGCGCGACAGCGATTTCCAGCGCTACTCCGAGATCTTCCGCGCCAACGACGACGCGCAAACCTACACGCAGAACGCTACCAACCTTCTGGAGCGCCGCAGACGGGCCTATGACGAGCGAATTGAAGCCGTCCGCGCCGCGACAGGCATCGAGCTTGAAAACCCTCTCAGGGTCGCGCGCTGGCCCACAATGGACGAATTGAAGGCGCGTGGTCCGGACGAGAACATCGTTGCGACCCGCAAACGGCTGTTCGCCGAACGCCTGCATGCGCTCCAGACGCAATACCCGGACAAGGCCGACCGTATTCGCGCCGGGCTGTCGATAGACGAACAGGCGCGCCGGTTCGGCCGCGACGTGGAGGCCCGCGCCGACGCGGTGAACGCCGAACCCGACAACCCCGGCGGCTCCGGCCTCGCCGGCTTTGCCGGCACGGTGCGCGGCTATCTGCGCGATCCGCTCCAGCTCGGCACGCTGTTCGTCGGCGGGCCGGAAGGCGGCGCTGCCGTATCGATTGCCGCACGCATCCTAACGTCGTTCGGTCGCAACGCCGCGACCAATGCCGCTGTCGAGACCGTGTTGCAGGTGCCGGCACAGATGGGCCGCGCGGAAGCCGGCCTTGAAGCGGGTATCGCCGAAGGCGCGAAGAACGTCGGGCTTGCCGCCGGTCTTGGTGGCGCGCTTGGCGGTGCAATGACCGGGATCGGCGAGATGATCCGCGCCGGCCGTGCCGCGCCGAAGGAAGTCGCGGCGGTGCGCGACGCGCTCGACGCGGACACGCGCGCGGAGTTCGATACGGCGATAGAGATCGGCCGCGACGAGGCGGCGGCGTTCGCCGACCCTCCCGCCGGTATCACGCCGGAAGAGGCCGGCCGTCTGGCAAGCGACGCGGTCGACCAGATCGCGGACGACGGCCCGCCGGTGTCCGGTGCGGTCGAAAAGCCGGCGCGCGCGCCAGATGTCATGCAAGTTTTCGACGAAGCCGCCGACGCGCCGTCCGGATCGGTCAAGGTGCAGGGCAAGCCCGCGCGGTTCTCCCGCTTCGATCCCGCGACGCTGGAGACCGATGCGGCGGCCTATCAGTACAAGGGCGGCGGCGACGCGGCCGGCGTCACGGATCGGCTCGCCGGGGTCCAGTCCTGGGACGCAACGGCAAGCGGCAAGGTGTTCGTGCATGAGCGCTCCAACGGCGTTCGCTATGTCGCCGACGGTCACCAGCGGCTCGGCCTGGCAAAGCGGCTCCAGGCAGACGGCGACGACGCGGTTGTGCTCGATGGCTATCTGTTTCGCGAGGCCGACGGCTGGGGTGTTGCGGACGTGCGCGCGCTCGCCGCGAAGAAGAACATGCAGGAGGGAAGCGGAACGCCGCTCGATGCCGCGCGCATTCTGCGCGACAGCCCGGATCTTCTGGACGACAGCCTGCCGGTATCGGGGCCGATGATGCGCAAGGCCATCGGCCTGTCGCGCCTGTCGGACGATGCATTCGGAATGACGGTCAACGGGATGATCCCGGAAAACCACGCCGCGCTCGTGGGCGAGATGGTGACCGATACCGCCTTGCATGCCGGGGTGCTCCAGGATCTCCAGCGTTTTGCGCCGGAAACCGACCGGCAAGCCCGGCTTCTGATCGGGGAAAGCCTGTCCTCGGGGCGTCAAGTGGAAGTCCAGAATGATATGTTCGGCGCGTTCCGCATGGAACGCACGCTGATGGGCGAGCGCGTGAAGGTTCTCGATGCCGCCTTGAAGGCCCTGCGCAACGACAAGCGGCTGTTCGCAACGCTTGCCGACAACGCCGAGGTAATCGAGGCGGCGGGCAACCGGCTCGATACCGGCGGAAACGAAGCGCGCGCGGCCACGGCCGAGATGGTCGGGGAGCTGCTGGACCGGATGGCGCGCACGCGCGGTCCCGTCTCGGACGCGCTGTCGGCGGCCGCGCGCCAGGTTGCCGAAGGCGCAAAGCCGGGACCTGCCGCGCGCAAGTTCGTCGGCGACGTGCGGAACATGATCGACGAGGGCGGACTTGGCCGATTGCTCTCGCCGCCCGAACCGGAGCTGAAACCGGCCGCGACCGTCGAGCCGGGCTCGCCGGAGGCGGCGCGCGCTGGCGACGAGCTGGAGCCGGCTGAGCCGACGGCGGCGGAGCTGGAAGAGGCCGGACAGGGTTCGATGTGGGATATGCTTCCCGATGGCGTTGACGCGGAGGGCAATCAGAGATTCACTACCGCTGATGAGCTGACCGCGCGCGCCACACGCGACGAAGATCTGGCCGATCTCGTGAAGAGCTGCAAGGATTGAGACATGGAATTCATAGCGACCCTTGTTGCCGCGCTGCTCGGCAGTGGTATTGTAACAGGCTTTTTTCAGTGGATTGCAAAACGACGTGAACATGACATTAGAATGGTTGAGATAGGACTTGCGATTTTACGTGAAGATCCGAATAAAGACGAAATTTCGCCCGCAAGAGACTGGGCAATAGAGCTTATTGAAAGATACTCTAGAGTGAAATTTTCTACAAAATCTAAAGAGGAACTCCTTAGATATAAAGTTTCTTATCCACCAATCACAGATGACAGCTTAAATATCCTTCGAGACAATATAATTTACGAAAGAGTGAAAAAAGTCACCGAAGAAGCGCTTATGGATAATAAAAATATATTTAAAGGTGGAATTTTTGGACCCAGCCCCGAAGAAAAGAAAGCCTCCGAGAAGCAGGATTGAGCCGATGCCCTTTCAGGATTGCCTGATCTCCGCCGTCGAACAGGGCGCGCTCTCCCGCGAAGAAGCGCAGGCGCTCAACGACGATTTCGACGCCCGGTTCGCCGAGGCGCGCATGTCGCTCGGCGACGAGGCGGCGGCACGGCAGGCGCAAGCGGTACTGGAAACCGAGCTGCGGATGCAGGCCATAGAGAAGCGCCGGCGCGCCGTGCTGACCGAGCGAGCGCGCCAGCGGCTCAAGGGCGAGCTGACCGGCTACCGGGACGAACAGGGACGGCCGGACGTCTTCGAGGCGGCCATGGGCGTGCTCTCGCACTACGGTTACCGGGGGTATTCGTCCATCCGCGGGCGATCCGAAGCCATCATCATGCTGGCGCAAGGCCGGCTCAACGAAGCCATGTGGCACTGGCGCCGAAGCGCGGTGACCGGGCAGCGCGACAATCTCGCGGACATCGACGATCTCGTGAAGGATCTTCACGGCGAAGCGTCGGGCAACGAGACTGCGGCGGCGCTGGCGGGCTCCATTTCCGATGTGTTCGAGGACCTGCGCCAGCGCTTCAATGCCGCCGGCGGCGCGATTGCGAAGCGCGAGGATTTCGGGCTGCCGCACACGCATGACGGCTTGAAGATCCGCACGGCCGGCGGCGCGCGCAGCATCGCGGAGGCCAAGGCCAACTGGATCGCCAGGGCAAAAGAGGCGTTCGATTTCGACAAGTCGATCAACCCGCTGACCGGCCAGCCCATCGGCGATGCCGGCGCCGACCGCTTCCTTGATCGCATGTTCGACCAGGTGACGACGGAAGGCTGGGCGCATATGGAGCCGTCGATGCGCTCCAGCGGCAAGGGCGCGCTCGCCAGCCAGCGCCAGGACGCGCGTATCCTCGTGGCGAAGTCGCCGGCGCACTGGCAGAGCTACAACGCGGAATTCGGCACCGGAGACGTGATCGAGACGATCTTCAACCACATCAATTCGATGGCGAAAGACATCGCCGCGATGGAAACGCTCGGGCCGAACCCGGATGCGATGATGGAATGGATGATCCAGAACGTGCGCCGCGAGGTGGCGCGCGGTGCATCCGGTTCGCCGTCGCTCGCGCGCGAGACGACGGGCGCGGCCCGCTGGGCGACCGGCACGCAGCCCGGCGCTTTCGCGGAATGGCGCTTGCGCGGTCTCTACACCCATCTGCGCGGACGGCCGGTCGCGGCCGCCGGCGTCGCCACACTCACGGCCAACGTCAAGAACGTGATGAACTCCGCCTTGCTCGGCTCCGCTTCCATCGTTGCGGCGGCGACCGATCCGTTCGTGGAGGCCATGTCGAAGAAACTCGCCGGGCTGCCGGTCATGCGCGATGTCGGCGGGTTGCTGAAACAGCTATCGACGAAATCGCGCAAGGAGATCATGCGCGACGGCGCGATTTGGGACGAATACCTCCAGGTGATGGAAGCGGAAGCGCGCTTCGCCGGGCTCGTGCTCGGGTCCAACTGGTCGAAGTACCTGGTCGACCGCTCGATGATGGCCTTCGGCCTCAAGCCGATCACGACCGGCCGTCGTCTGGCGCATGCGCGGAGCTGGCATGCGGCGCTCGCGGACATGGCCGGCAACCGGCTGGACGAACTTCCGGATCGCCTGCGCTCGACCATGGAAGGTTTCGGCATCACGGCCGACGATTGGGACGTGATGCGCGCCTCGGTCGACGATGCGGGGTTCCTGACGCCATCGTCAATCATGGCAAGCGAGGGCCGGCTGTCGGATCTTGCCGCCGAGGATCGCATTCCGCACCGGCTGGTGGCGGAGAAATACGCGGAGCTGATCGCGAGCTGGACGGAACGCGCGGTGCCCTCCGGCACGCCGAACGCGCGGAGCTGGATCACCGGCGGCGCACCGCGCGGTACGCCGCTCGGTGAATTCGCGGATTTCGGCCTCCAGTTCAAGAGCTTCGGCCTGTCCTTGACGACGCTGCAAATAGAGGCGATGACGCGGCTCGGGGCGCTCGATTCCTCCGGGCGTTTCGCCGTGCCGGCCTATTTCGCGCAACTGGCCATCGGCCTGACCGTCGGCGGCGCCATCGCCATGCAGATCAAGTCGCTTGCCGACGGCAAGGATCTGGAAGACATGGACCCGCGCAACACGCAATTTTGGGTGCGCGCGGCCTTCCAGGGTGGCGGTTTCGGCCTGCTTGGCGACTTCGCCTCGGCCATCTCCAACCGCTTCGGTTGCGGTGTGGCCTCGTCCTTTGTCGGACCGGGTGTAAACTTCGGCTCGGATCTGCTCGGCCTGACCGTCGGCAACACGCTGGAGGCGGCGCGCGGAGAAACGACCCATACGGGGCGCGAGGCGGTGAATTTTGCCGGGCGCTATACGCCGGTGCTGTCGTCCTGGTGGGCGACGCGCGGGGCCTATCGCCGGCTGGTGCTCGACCAATTGCAGTGGTCGGTGGACCCCGGCGCCGCGAAGAGCTTTTCCGCGCGTAAATCCAACCTCAAGCGACGCACCGGACAGGAATATTGGTGGGAGCCCGGCGACACGGCGCCGGATCGCGCGCCGGATGTCGCGCCTGTTCCGTAGAAGGGGTAGTCGCAAAGTCTTCAGTTGTCTCCAGCGCTGCGAAAAGGCGTAGATATGCCCGGTTGGCTCTTCGATCTACTATTCGCCTATCCGGCGAAGTTCGTCGCCGCCTTGGTGATGATGGCTATCACGATAGGCTTGTTGGGGTTGCCAGTCTTCGGGGGCATCTTGGTGTTTCGAGTTTTGTACGGCCCCAACAACAAAGCTACTCGTCGACTGCGGCGACCTGCTGCCGTATTTGCTGGGGTGGTTGCGGGCTTTTATCTAGGAATGGTCCTTTATGCAGCTCAGAAAGAGCTTGCATTCTTCCTGCTTGAAGCATCGAGAGCACTTAGTTGACACCGGCTCCTGACACTTAAGGCCGTCCGGCCCGCCTCATCATCATGGTCACGACGATCATGAGAGGCCGGCCCGATGGCGCAACCCTACCCGCTTCCGCGTGAAATCCGTTCGACGGGCACGCTCGCATTCGATGGCGCGAGCGTCACCTTCGGGCCGTTCGACTTCAAGATCTTCGATACGGCCGATGTCGTCGTCGAGCTGAAACACGCGGGCGATGCGGAATGGACGGCCACCTCGGCCGTGACGGTCACCAAGAGCTCCGCCGCTGCACTCGACACCTTCTCCGTCACCTTCGACGTCATCCACCCTGTGACGTCCACCTTCCGCGTGCGCGGCGCGCGTTTGCACGAACGGTCTGTCGGTCTCGCCAAGGGCATCGGCCTGGACCTCCTGGAGCTGGAAAAGGAAGTTTCCAAGCATGGCATCGTCCTGCAGGAAACGCGCGCCGACGCCGGCTTGCGCGACGCGGATCGTGCGCGAACCCTGCGCGCTCCTGACGGGGAAAGTCTTCCGGCGATTCCGCCCGTGGCGGATCGCGCAACGCGCATCCTCGGCTTCGACGTCGATGGGCATCCGGTCGCGATGGTGCCGGGCACGGCGGATGCGCAGGCCGTCGCCAACACCTATCCGCGCCGATCTGCGGACAACAAGAGTTGGGAAGCATACACTTCGACGCAAGTGCTGAAGGATCTCGGCGCATTTTTCGGTACGCGCGCGCAGGCCGTTGCGGCGAAAATTCCCGACGAGCAGGACTGGCTTCGCACTTTTGGCTATGCGGAACCCTGCGATGGCGGCGGGGCGCTGTACAAGCGCGCGGCTTCCGAGCCGGCGCACGAGCGCAAATTCCCGTCGGCAGACGGTGCCTGGTGGGAGCTGGTTCCGGAGAACGACGGCATCAACCTGTTGCAGCTCGGTTGCCCGCTGGTGTCGGCCGTCACTGCCGAACCTATCTATGACGCGACAACCGCCATCGTTGCGGCGATGGCATTCAATGGTATCCTCAACGTCCCTCGCGGGCAGTTTCAGGTAAACCCGTTTGAAAATACCAACAGCACAAAAATTCGGGGCGCCGGTAGCGAACACACCACGTTTCTCATTCAGCCAACGTCCAATGCCCCGAGCGTTTGGGGGCTATCCTCGGACATGGAATTCTGCGGCTATACGGTCAAAATCGATCCGGCGGTCATCGGGGAGCACGACGGTCTCTATTCAACCGGGCTTACGATTGGCCGATACTTCTACGCGCCGGCGTATGACCCCATCCGGCGGGTCAAGGTCGATGACGTCAAGGTTGTGCGTACGGGAGCCGTCGAGAACCTGGTGAACAGCTTCACGATCATCGGCGACGTGGCCGGGGTAACCGCTACCAATTGCGAGGCAGTCGGCGGTCTTGGCGGTATGGTCATGCATTGGGGGGTGGACCAGATCGGCACCTATGGCGATGCGATCACGACGCGGACCTTTCATCCCAACGATATCACCGTCGAGAATTTCAAGGTCTCGGATACCGTTCAAGGGTGGGCCGTGTTCATTTCCGCCTGCTACAATGTCACGGTCAACGGTCTGACGGTCGATAACGTCGAGCTGGCCGTGTCGCTGCAAGCCGGCGATGTCGGCAACACATATTCGGTGGCGGCGGAAAAGGATCTGGTGAATACCGGGATCCACGTCGACGGCGTGCATGGAACAGTGGTCAATCCAACGACCGCGCAAACGAGCGCTATCACCGTGCGCGGGTCGGGCAACTACAACGGCGACTGGAACGTCACGCCGTTCAAAAATTGCTCCATCCGGAATGTGACCTTGTTCGCGGATGGCGTAACCGCCGCGTCCAGCGCCGTTGTGTGGGCTCGCGAGCTCTACGCAACCAACCACGCGGCAAATTCCGAGCAGGGCATCGTATTCGAGAACATCCGCGTCTGGGTCGACCCTGCCGAAACCGAGCAGACCAAGGGTTTCCATTTCGAGCTGGGCGCCGGTATTCGCGGGGTCAACCTCCAGACGAACGCTCACAACGGCGTCAATCTTGACCGCGTGAAAAACTCCCGTTTCGAGGTGTTCGCCAAAAATCCGAACGCGACGACGACGGCCACCGAAAATTACGGCGTGCGCACTGCTGGCGCGCGTTACACCGAGCAGCTGAACGCGAATGTCGCGGCCGGTGCGACTTCTTTGTCGGTGGCGGCGTCGTTCGATCTGAGGCTGTTCCCCGGCGACATCCTGCGGCTGTCGTCCGATCCCAGCAAACATGCAGTCGTCTCGGCGTTCACGAACGGAACCACGATCCCGGTGGAGGCAACGGACTTCACGGCCACGTCAGGCGATTTCATCTATCTCGACAAGCGCATCGAAAATGTGGACGTGAGCGGAGGTGTGAAGGGATACCCCTATGGCGTTTCCGGGCGCATCGGCACGAACAATCACATCAACGGTCTCAACCTCGAAGGGATCGTTTTTGAAGAATGCGGCCTGCATGACATCTCGTTGCAGAATGCCGATTTCGTGAATTTCACGCGGAACACCCACAAGGAGGGCGGCACCCGGCAGCGCGACGTTGCATCGAACACGCGGTGTCTGGATCTGGAAAAGGTTGCGAATTCCCGGATCTCGCGGAACGTCTTCGGCGCCGACAGCAGGTATTACAATCACGCGATCTATTATCGCGATGCGAACTGCTACAACCTCGTCGTTGACGACAACCTCTATGGTGCATTCATCGGTGACGAGATTGCAGGCACGGCCCTTGCCGGGGCCTACAGCAGCCCGGACCGGACCAACACCTACGCCCGCCAACGGCTGGTTGCCGGCGGCGACGTCACGCCGGTGCTGACGTAGCACCGCGCGGGGCGCGCAATTAAGCAACGGACCGTCGTTCTACCCTGTAACGATCATGGAGGACGACGACATGTCGGCATCGAATTTTCAGCATTGTCTCCCGTGGACGCTCGGGCACGAAGGCGGGTACGTCAACCATCCGTACGATCCGGGCGGCGCAACGAACAAGGGCGTGACGCAGCGGGTCTATGACGGCTGGCGCCGGCGTATGGGGCTGCCCACGCGATCTGTGCGGTTCATCAGCGACCAGGAAGTCGCCCACATCTACCGTACGCAATACTGGAACGCCGTAGCCGCCGATGCCCTGCCGGCCGGGCTCGACTACTGCACGTTCGACGCGGCCGTGAACAGCGGCCCGTCGCGCGGCGTGAAGTGGTTGCAACAGGCCGTTGGCGCGCGGGTCGACGGACAGGCCGGTCATGAGACGGTCGGCAAGGCACGCGATCATCCGAACAAGCCTGCGGCCGTGAAGCGCATGTGCGCGATCCGCATGGGATTCCTGCAACGTCTGCGACACTGGTCGACCTTCGGTCGCGGCTGGACACGCCGCGTTGCCGATGTGGAGGCGCGATCCGTGGCGATGGCTCTCAAGGATGCCGACGCCGGCGCCGGTCTGCGCCGCGCCATGCAGGACGAGGCATCCCACGCCGAGAAGGTCGCGAAGCGCGACGGGCGCAGCGCCGCCGGCAGCACGGCCGCAAGCGGCGGGTGCGGCACGCAAGCCGCCGGCGAACCGTCGGCCGTGGCCGATCCCGCGATGCTCGACCAGCTCTCGCCCTGGCTCTGGATCGGCGGCGCTGTCGCGGCCGGGGTCGTAGCGCTGTGGCTGCTGCACCGCTGGAGCGTCAACACCGCGCGCGGCCGCGCCTATCGCTCCGCCGTTTCCGACTTCATCGACGCGCTCTAGGAGGCTTTCATGTCGCTCCCCCTTGCCGCCCTCGTCCCGATCCTCGCCGCCGCCGGCGCCCCCCTTCTGAAGCGCCTGGCGGAAAGCGTCGGCGGCCGCACGGGCGGCGCCGTCGCCGATGTCGTCATCGACAGCCTGGCGCGCGAGATCGGCACCAAGCCGACCGTCGACGCAATCGCCGCCGCCTATGACAAGGACCCGGCCCGCACCGTGGAGGCAATCGGCCGTGTGGAAGTCCAGCGCCGCGAGGACTGGGCCGTCATGCTGGCCGAGGTCAACCAGACCATGCGCGCCGAACAGACCGCGCCCGGCCTGCTGACGCGGATCTGGCGCCCGCTGTTCGGCATCCTCTACGGAGTGGCCTTCCTGGCGCTGGCGCTCGCCGTGACGCGCGCCGTGTGGAATTCCGATGTGCAGGCCATCAACGCCGTCGCGTCCGTCAGCGGGCTTCTCATCGCCTTCTACGGCACGGGCGCCGGTGTGCTGGGCGTCTATGCCTGGGGCCGAACGCGCGAGAAGATCGAGGGAGCGACGCGGTAATGGACGCCGACCTGTCCTGGATTGTCGGCAGCGCCATGGCGCTTGTCGTGATGATCGGCGGCATCATCGCGCGCGACCGTCAACTCACCCGCATGGTCCAGGACGGCGACGAGAAGTCGACACGCATGATCCAGGACGGTGACGAGAAACTGCATGACCGGATCAACCGCGTCCGCGAGGACATGGTGCGCAGGACCGATCTCGACGATCACTTGCAGCGCGTCGACAAGACGCTGGAGAGCCTGCGACACGATATCCGCGAACAGGGAAAGGAGACGACCCGCCGCTTCGACGCTCTGCTTGCGGCGATTACCAAGCCTCCGTGATCACACGCAAGAAAGCGTGTGATCATGAAAAAGAAATCAAGTAAGTTATTGATATAATTAATACATTCAATAACTTTTAATCAGTAGGTCCAGGGTTCGAGCCCCTGTCGGCTCACCACTTTCAAGCCCGATACATTCGAATCCTTTGGACGGTTGACCGCAACGCGGCCAGCCATACAGGCCGCCTGCGTCCGTGATCAATCAGGCATGCGCCCCTGTTGCCTGCCTGCCACGGCAGAACGCGACACGGCCCGCTGCACCGGCGATCGACCGGATGTGGCTCATCCGTTTGAGTGTGGCTCATTTGTCTGAAGGAGTATCGGCGGCACGCGCACCAGCGGGCCGCACCGCACCTGCGTGCGAACAGCGGGAGCGCCACTAGAACGCGCCCCCGCCTTGTGTCCCCGGGACCGTGACGCCGGTCATGCCCTTGGTCAGGCCCTTGCGGCGTCGCCCGCCGCCGGTCCGCCGTCCCGCGCCACCGGCTCGCCGGCCACATCCGCGCCCATGTAGATGCCTTTCACCCGCTCGCGCAGGATCTGCATCACCACATAGAGCACCGGGATCATCACCACACCGAAAAGCGTCGCGAACAGCATGCCGCCGAAGACTGCGTAGCCGATTGCCTGCTGGCTGGCCGCGCC